ATTAAGAATAACACCAGTAGAATCATCTCCCACTACAGTGATGTTGGAATTAGTGATGTATCCTTGTGACGTAACATATGATTGAGTGGCATATGATGACAGGTCGGGACCAGTTATGGTCAAAGTGTCACCTGACACTGCAGTGGATATGCCAGAGTCTCCCAACACTTCCAGTGTGTTGTCTAAATTAATACTGATGCTGGTGCTGGTGTCATCCGCTATGGTCAATGTGTTGGAAGCACCCACCTGAGTATCCACATACGATTGTGTAGCATAGCTAGAAAGATCTGGACCAGTTATGGTCAGTGTGTCTCCACTCACTGCTGTGGTTATGTTCTGTGTTCCAGTTATCTTGACAGTCTCTCCTGCGTTAAAAGTTGTGCCTGTAGAGTCATCTCCAACCACTGTGATTCTTGCTGCTGTGGTCTGCTCGGTGAGGTCAGGAAAGTTTACGTTAGTCACAGTGAGTGAGCCATGCAAGTGTGTGGCGCCCGATATGTTGACAGCATCATTGATCTGTATCGCACTTGAATCCGCTGATGATATCGCATTGACTTCAATATCTGAACCCATGTTGAGTTTTCCACCACTTGCGGATAAGATAACGCCATCTATATTGATCGAGCCTGGTCCAACATAAAGCGTGTGCCATCTTTTGCTAGCACTGCCTAAATATTGTGCGTTGTCAGTGGCCGGTAGGAAGTTGCCTGATTTCAATACCAGGTTGCCGGTGCCCGCTGGATCTAATTCCATGTCTGCGTTGGAACTCGCTGTGCTCAACGTGTTGCCGGAAAATGCAAAATCGCCTGTGCTTGGTGCTGTGCCTGTGATGGTGATGGTGTCGCCCGACACTGCTGTGGTCACTATTCCCGCACCCGCTATCTTGAATGTCTCTCCAATGTTGACCGCTGTGCCAGTGCTGTCATCGCCCACTAGTGTGATCGAGCCCGGATCCACTGCGGTGAATGATAGGTTGCCCGCTCCGTCGGTCTTCAACACCTGTCCCGCGGTGCCGTCCGCTGTGGGGAAGCTGAGCCCGTTTATGACCACCTTGCCTGTGCCACTGGTGTTCAGCGTCAAGTTGTTGTTGGTGGTGAGAACATTGACCGTGCTGCCGGTTATCTCTATGTCCTCTATGACCACGCCGCCGGTGCCGTTGCCCGTCAATATCAGGTTGGCATTGGTTATGTCCGTGCTGATGGTGTTGTTGGTGAAGCTGATGGCGTCCAGGCTGTCGCCGCCCAGTTCCGTGTACAGTTCCGTGAAATTGGTGTTGACCTTGTTGAACGCCGTCCTGATGCTGTCGCCCGTGGCTGGGTTTCCTGCTGTTCCTAGGTCAATCGTGAGTCTGCTCATATAATGATCTCCGTGTATTTATTAAATATTTTCGAGGATATCATGTTCATAGAAACACTGAAAACACTCCGACTGTATGAGCGCCAGAGTAAGCTGGGAGTGTATCACACCTTCAAGAGAAAGAACACCCTGTACGTATTCCGCTGCGACTGCTGCGGCATCACGTTCCTGAGACCCAAGAGCCGGGTAGACATAGAAAGAGCCACCAACGACTACAAGCATGTGTGCAGTTATTGCGATTCAAAGAGATTCGCCCAGAAAGTGGGAGTCCGCATGCGTAGGATCTACCAGACCGACGCCAGCAGCGACAGACCCATAGGCAGCAGTTAGATCCTCACAATATTGTTTCTCCTAAATATCATCCAACGTATAAGATCCGTTTTCTCCACGTATCTCTTTAGATCAGCATAGTTGCCAGCTCTGATGTTGTTGGGAGCGAAACAAAAATATTTTATCAGCATGGGATTGTACAATATGTATTCTATCCTATTGATGAAATAGAAATTGGTTTGCGGGAATTTCCTAAAAATTTGAGTCAGTTGGTACAGCCACTCATACTTTAGATAGGCTTTCATAGTGTTTCTATCTGGATAATTTTGACTGTTCTTATACACATTATTTTGCCACCTGCTCATGTCTTTGTTTTCCATTTCCCACTGCCGGGCTCCCAGTATGTCAAATCCTATGATCAGAATATTTTTATATCCCGCTTCGGCCGCATGCAGCACCGCAGAACAACCGCTGCCCTTGGTTTTGCTGAAATCTTTGCGCTTTAATATTAGTTTGTTGTCTTCTTTGGAACCGGTCCAATATCTATAACTGTCCGCCCCTGCGGGTCTGGTGATTTCGTTGTCCTTGGGCAGTATGAAATTCCAGGTGCTGATGCTGTTGTGATCGATTATCTCAGTTTTTTGCGATATCAATTTTTGATGTTTTGCTTGGTGCAGCTCCTGTGACATCTCAGGACTGACCGACACAATGGCATCGCAGAGATCTGGGTTGTCTCTGTAAATTGCGTTGCAGCCATAGATGTATCCATGTCCCTGCAATCTTTTGATTGGGAAAATTAAACGACTCTCGCCATTGCCTAGAACGAACGCAGAGTGCATGTACTACACGCTGAAACTCTCGCCACAACCACAACCACCCTTGGCGTTGGGGTTGGTGATTTCAAACTGGGAACCAAACACCTCTTCGCGCCAGTCGATCCTGGTGCCTGCGACATAGAACATGCTGGTTGAATCCACCACGAACTTTCCGTTTTCCCAGGATTCCACAACATCGTCTTCCTTTATCTGTTCCGCGGAATCCAAAAAACCCCAATCATACTTGAAGCCAGCGCAGCCGCCTCCCTGTACGGACAGGCTCACAGCGTGCTTGCTGGGATTCTTGGCCAGAAGATTGCTCATCTGTGATTTGGCGGAATCCGTTATTTCAAACCATTTCATACTATTAATTATGCCTGTGAACGCAGGTAATTTAGTAATGAATTATACGGGCTGCAATTGACGTTTGCAACCATTTTGTGCTACAATGAACAATGCTGATAGACTATACTCGATACAAAGACTACCCACGACTGGCGGACATATTCCGCAGGGTCAAAAGCACCTATGACATCAAGCGGGATCTCAGAGATTTCAAGGTAGAGGACTGGACAGAACAATGGGCTCAAGGCACACATTCAGAATCAGCGCCCACATATTCATATGACATATACAATAGATTCGTGCAAAGAAAGACTCCGCAGAGATGGCGAGAAATCGTGCAAGACATCAGCACCCTGGCCGGCATCAGCTATTCGGCCATCATAGTCGTACCAGCCGGATCGGTGATGCCGGAGCACACGGATTGGAGCCATATAGAAGGCATGGATGACAGGCATCCTGACCGCACCTATACCATAATGTATTACCTAAGGCAGCCCAGGGCCACAGAGGCGGAGTGCGGCATGCAATGGGGTGACAGGCGCCTGTACCTGCCAGAGGATTCCATTGTGTGCTTGGACGGTGGCCGACATCCGCACTCAGTTTACAACCACACGACGGAAGACAGAGTTTCCTTCTGCCTCAGCGTGTTGGAGGACAGTTTCGACCTATGAAAGTGATCGATAATTTCATAGCTGCTGAGTTGGCCAAAGAGCTAGAGGAATACATTCACAGCCAATTGGACAAGCCTGTCTGGATACATGGGCATTCATTCTATCATGAAGAGCTCAAGAATTACATAGTGGAAAGCATGGCCCCATACATCGCGTCGCTGAGCAAAGAGCTGTCGCACAAGCTGAAAAATAATCTGTTGACACAGGGCATCTTTGCCAAGGAGCCCAAGGAATATGACGCCTTGATATACAACGCCTATCCACTGAGCTCAGTTGGCTGGCACACCGACAAGCACGACGAATACGAGCACGGTGGCTCACAATGCCTAGGCCGCAGGGACGTGGCGGGCATATCCATATATCTCAATAGGGAATGGAAGCCCAACTGGGGAGGCTGCTTTATGTTGAAAGATAACAAGTGTGACACTCAGGGCAAATTCTATGAACCGATCTACAACAGGGCCGTGATCAACAACGGCCGTGATGTACACGCCGTTAGCGCGGTGACCAACGGTGCCAAAAACAGATACAGCGTGCAAATATTCGTCGACCGAGATGCACTGAGGCAGGACCTACAATGATTTCTCCCAATCTATGCAGACATTATGAACTCTTCAGGAGTCTTTATCAGCACTGTCGAGCGGATTGGGAGGAGTGGAATGACTCCCATGACATTGAAAAAGAATCGGTAAATGCGGGCCAAGTTTACAAGGCAGAACAGTTGGATGATCGCTGTGGCTGGTGGGGCGTGCCTTTGGTGCATTTTTACAAAAGCACCAAGTGGAGCAAACAGTGGCCACGCACATACGCCGCCACAAAAAGCGTTCCTGGCATAATACACGTTGCGGTCAATTTCACCAAATCGGGCTGCGTGATTCCTGTGCATGAGGACAAGGTGGATCGCATCAACGACCGCGTGTTGGATCTTGTGCCCACGGTGATAGGCATACGTATTCCCAGCAATGATATAGACACGGTGGGATTTGAAATAGATAAAGAAAAAATCTATATAGGTGAGGGGGACATCGTGAGTTTCCTACCAGAACAACCACACGGTAGCTGGAATTTTTCGAGAGAATGGAGAGTAACCCTATACATAACCACAGAAAGAAAGTATTGGAACTTATGAAATCTTTTCCGGGATTGATATGTGGAGAGCAGAATCCTGTGGGTCCATCTCAGCCTTATTGGCAGTATGGAAACATAGTGAATGGAATCAAACAGATAGACCCAATATTGCATTTTGGTTGTTTTGTGCTGGGATTTCAACGCACAGACATAATCGATCATGTGTGCGAGCACATGAAAACCAAACCCGAAGTGGCGGAAAGTTTTCTTGCACATGACGAGTTAAGGCTCAACGACATAACTTGGCAATTGGCAGAACGATTGCACCGCATGATAGGATACAAAAGTATATTTGCCCTCAGCGGCAGCGATGCCAATGAAGGTGCCATTAAATTGGCCAGTGCTTATCAAAAACAGATAGGACAAACACAGCGCCACCGCATCATTTCATTTGAGGACAGCTATCATGGTTCCACTTTCCTGAACTACAACATTGGTGACGGATTGTTCCGCGATCCTCTTTATACGCTACGCCCTTATGATTCGGTGACAAGATTACCTAGAGATTTCACAGTATCGGATCATGATTGGTCAGATGTGATCTGTCTGATAGTAGAGACCTGTCCATACAGCGATGGTCTAAAACCCAGCTCAATGGAATTCTGGTACAAGATCAATCAAATACAACAGCAAGGAGTTATAATCATTGTTGATGACATATTCATAGGTGGCGGTAAAACCGGCACTGTGTTTGGTTGGCAAACCTTGCCTATTGCTCCAGATATCACGACACAAGGTAAAGCCATCACAGCAGGTTATTTTCCTCTCAGCATCGCTATGTACAATAAAAAAATTGCAGATGCGCTGCCCAAACACTTCGATTGGGAACATGGATTCACATACAGTTTTTCACTGCCTGGTATCTTGAGTTGTCACAGATATTTGGACATACTGGAGCAAGAACAGATATTGCAACAACATCAGAAAATCATTACTACTGCTAGAACAATATTCGCCAAACAAGAGTATCGGGTGATTGGAGAGTTTGGAACGTTATTTCATATTAAGAGAGATCAGGACAAACAATTTTTTGTTATACCCGTCAATGCCACAGATGAATATTTCTCTGTATTAAAGGAGCAGTTGCAATGACCTATACAGAATATGATCCATTGGAGAGCGTGATAGTGGGAGATACCTATGCTCCAGGCGACGTGGATCATATGTTAAAAAACAATGCCACACAATTCAATAAAATTCTGGAAGAAACCAAGCAGGATTTGGACAGCCTGGCAGGGTTTCTCAAACAAGGCAACATCGATGTGATGCGTCCTGTGTTATATCGTTATGACAGTATAAAAATGCCTGAGTTTGACATACAGTTGCCCATGGCGCCAGTGGTACCAAGAGATGCATTGTTGGTGATAGGCAACACTATCATGCAAACTTATACCAGTTACACAGACAGATATTTTGATTCGGTCAGTTATTATCCCATATTTGAAAAAATGTTTAGAGAAGGGTATCGTTGGATCAGCCAACCAACACCTATGTTAACCAACCTTAACACTGAACATGATTGGTTTGTAAGTGATAGAACCTATAAAGATAAATTGCCAGATCGAGTTTTATGGCACACCGCCACGATGTATCGAGCAGGTGATGCCGTTATTGTAAATCACGAGGGTCCAGGTTCGACCACAGGATTGGAATGGTGTCGACGAGAATTGCCACAATTCAAATTCTATCACAACAACGGCACACGCTTCCGTGGTTTTGGACATATAGATCATGGTTTCATAATGATAGACGATGACACGGTGATCCATGCAGGATTAGATTGGGTGCCAGAATGCTTGCGCAAAAAGAGACTGATTGATGTGAGTGATTGTTTGCCGGCCTTGAATCTTGATAGATACGTACAGGATTATGCACAGGCAAAGGACAAGATGAATGTGGCATGGTTAGACAAATATCTAGAGAACTGGAGAGGCTACAGCCAAGAAGTGTGTTTTGATCTAAATGTGCTGATAATAGACAGACACAACATAGTGTTCGCACGCCAGCTTCCAGCATTGTTCGCTAAATTGAAAAAAATCAAGATAGATTGCCACGTGGTTCCGCAACGGCACTATCTGTTCTGGGAGGGTGGAATCCATTGTTCAACTCTAGACGTGAAGAGAAGAGGCGCTAAAAGAAAAATTATTTAATCGCCGTAATTTTTTATCTCGCTGAGATAGTTTTTGTCCCATTTATCATAGTAATCGGTCTTTTCCAGGGTGCGCCTAGCGTTAATCAATTCCTTTTTATCTTGAACCATGATCAGTGGCAGGTGCCCATTGCCCGTCTCAACGCCATTTATGTAAGTCTTTTTGTGAGGATGATCTGGCAGAAATACAAAATCGCTGTGCATGATTTTCAATTGCATGCAAATATTATCAATGTCCTCAAAGGATGAGCTGATTGATCGCTCCACATATATCGTCAAAAATCTTGACACTGGCTTCACATTATCCATGGACAGTCTGTCGACCTCCACTACATTTGGCATCGACGCAAACGGACAGATGCTGCCGCCGTTGAGTTCTTTTCTGGGTTTCTGGACAGCGTGTAACCAATTCTTGATAACCTCAATGGGCGTCATGAAATATCTCCATCATTGTGCTCGCTGTAGGTGTAGTGCTCGGGAACTCGATCCAGCACTGGTAATCTCTTGTTGACAAAGGCATCGCGAGTGATCACTTGGTGCACGAAGTTTGTGAGATAGCCCTGTCGGTTGAACTTGGCCCATGGCGAATGCTTTAGTTGATGCATATCGATATTGTTGACATCGGGCCACTGTATAATCCTCAACTTGTGTCCATTCATGTAGGCCATCATGTGATACATGTTGTCATCTCCCTCATCATGGGCGCTAATCAATTCATGACCCATGGCCGCAGCTATCCTTCCTATCTCCTTATAGTTCTTGCTGATGTAGGCCGTGGGTTCGCTGGGCACCCTGCCTATGTTGCTGCCCAATCTGATGCGGAACTGGTATTTTTTCTTGCCATTGTAGGCGGGGAAACTGTTGATCTCTTCCAACACATCTCTTAGATGCTCGTAGCTCTCCACTGTGTATCCTATGTAATGAAAGTTCAATCCCATATCTATACAATTCTTTATGCCCTGCAGCTGTCTTTCATGGGTGTCCTTGCCCTGATAGGTCCAGTGATTCAATCCTATCAGCACGTTCTTGACCCTGTAAAACAAAAGGTTCTCCACAAACTTCCTATCACCCAGTCTCACCCCATTGGTCAATATGGTTGGCACCCTGTTATCTTGATGCACGCAGTCTATTATATCAAACAGATCTTTCCTTACGGTGGGTTCGGCGCCCGCTAGAATTATATTTTTCAACTGTGGCGGAGCCGAGGTGATATCATTGAACACGTAGGCAAGATCGATATCTTGCTCCTTGTTATTGGGTATGTGGTAACAGTGAGGGCAGTCCAGCTGGCACCTGTTGGTGGTCTCTATCATCAATATTTGATTGTAGAGTCGATTGGTTCGCTGTTCAAGTCTCTCACAGAACTCAGCGTCGGGATCCTGCACCACTCGAAATGATCCGTGCTCTGTGCATTCTTTGTCAATGTATCTTACATTGTCTTCCACAACAATCTGGCTGGGCAGATGCCGATAGCATACAGGACACAGCGAGTGTGATTGGTATAATACTCTCATCGGTTTTCAGCGTATTTCTTGATAGTAGTAATTAGCAGTCCCAGACCGTTCTGCCGCTGCACGCTGAGCAGCTCCGCCATGCCCAAAGGCGCGAAGTTCTCACGCTGTATCTTCTTGAGGCTGTCGTAGCGCTGGCCATTCAATATGTCAAGCACCATATAGGCAGTGCCCCTAGTGATAAATGCGTCAGCGTCGGCTGAAAGTATCAGTGTGTATTTTTCAAATTTTGGCACCAGCCAAAGATTGCTGGCGCAGCCGTGTATTTTAAAGCTATCTGTCTTCAACTTGCTGTCAATGGGCTCCAGTTTCCTGCCCAGCTCTATGAGGTATTCCAATCGGTACATGCCAGACAGCGGTCTCAGCCTGTCAGCCCACTCCTGTATCTTATCTTTTATTTGCATGATCTCCCATCCTTTGCCACCAAAACCAGAAACGCGTGGCGTCTCGCTTGAACTGGAAGCTGATGTAGGCCCTGTTCTTGCCATAGGCACGCTCGTCGTAGGTGTCATACATGGAGTCGTAGCTGTGCCAATCTGCGTGGGTCCAGAACCACCAACCCCAGGCGCCTTCGCTGTGTCGCCGGCACCATGTCATGATGTCTCCGTCAACCCCGTAGGAGTTGAGGTCGATATTGTGCCGGAAACGCTGCAGATAGCCAGATCGTGGTCGTTTCTTCTTTTTTACCATGATGTTGCGTGCTCCAAGTTCCATGAATCTGTGTTGCATTTTTCTCGACACTCATTGGGGCAACTGTTGTCCTTCATGGAATCAAATAGTTTTGACCAATTGGGATCATCCAATATCTCAGCCATGGTTTTGTTCTTTTGCTGCACGTAATTGAAAATATTGTCATTGTGCTGGTATCTTAATCCCGTCCAGCAGCAGGGATAGAACGTGCCTTGCGAATTGATGTATAAGCCCTTGTTGCCCACAGCACACAATGGCCGTATGTCTCCTATGGGCTTATGATTTTTATACCTGACGCTGAAAGTGTCCACACAGCTGTCATGCCACTGTCGTTGGGATATATTTTCTATGTTTCTTGAAAATCTTCCACGTGCCACGAATTTATTGCTGGGCTCCAAGGGATCATCCTTGGGATAGGCAGAATAATTGCTGCCAAACTTAGTGCTGTGCGTCAATTGGAAATAATCAAATTTCAGATCTTGGGCCAATTGCCTCATGTGATCTATCTTGCCTTCATTGAAGCGAAATGCTATCGCGGCCCAGGTCAGGAACACAGAGCTTTCTTTACGATCAATGCTGCTGATACCTTGCATGGTGCTGTGCCAATCGCTGTTGACTCTGTAGATTTCATTGCTGTTTTGGTCCCATCCATCCAATGAAAAATGTATGTGATCGGCGCTGCTGAGCGACAGAGACAGCTCCTCCCACCAGTCTGGAGTTTTGTATGAACCATTGGTCACTATCACTATCTGCACAGCTGGATTGATGTTCTTTATGCTCTTGATGATCGTGAGGAAATTCCTGGCGTATATGGGGTCGCCGTCGTCGCCGCAGAACGTCAACTTCTTTGCGTGGGGCAACAGCTCAAAAAAGTTCTTTTCGAACCAATCGATGCTGAGATCCGTGTTGATCAGACCATGGGGCACTTCTTGCCTGGTGCATCTTGGACATCGCAATGAGCATTTGGAAGATATTTCTATGTGCCAATGTTCCAATGGCCAGTTGTTGGCGTTCGTAAACATTATTCTATTATAAAGTATTAGCCGTTGTTGTTCAACCTGTCGCTGATCACGTTCCAGTTTATGATGCGCATTATGGCGGTAATATATCTCTTCTTGGCGTCCTTTGCGGGCACATAGTCCATGAAACTGTGTTCCCACATGTCTATGGGCATCAGTATGTCCGTACGGTATGATTGGTTGGGGGTGTTTTTGAGCTCGCCATTTTTGGAGAGATACATCCATCCTGATCCCTGCAGGCTCATTGCTTTCTTGATCATGGCCTCCAACAATGCATCTTTCGTCTTGTACTTTTCCTCTATGAATTCCTTGATCGACCCGGTTGGCGCGTTGCCGCCCTTGGGAGGTTGTAGTTGTTGCCACCAGATGTTGTGCAGCATGGCACCACCATAGTTGAAATCGGGATCTCCCTCGCCGCTGTTGTAGCGAGTCACGTAGCCATTGCTGAGCACGTTGTAATGGTACTCAACATTTTCCTTGCTGAGCACGGGATCGAGATCGGAAGTTTTATATGGCAGCTTCTCCAGCACCAGTTCCTTTGGCCTGTTCTTGGCCTCCACTATGTCTATGTACTTTCGCATGATTGACATAGCGATATTTATCGCTATCCCAATGACTGCTCGTACACTTCCTGCGCGGCAAGATTTTTGCCCTTGGCCTCTGTCTGGATGTCAAAATCATCATTGAAGCTCAATGCCCAGGCGTTGCTGTGCCTGTTGGGGAACAGGTCGCTGTGCGCTCTCAGCTTCTGTTTCTTGCAGCCCAGCAACAACAGATCCTTGACGCTGTGCAATTGGCTGTGCATCTTTGCCGGATCGTCCTTGAAGGCGGGCAGCAGTGCCTCGTCCCTGAAATAGCTGTAGTGCAGGGTGGGCCTCACGCCACGCCAGCTGTCTATGACCCTCTTCACCCGGTCATCGTTGGCCTCAATGTGTTCCTCAGCGCGTATGAGATGATGATGAATATCTAAAACAAGAGCACAACGTTTCTCCAATTGTAGTGTGTCATCCAGGCCCCAGCCCATCTCATCATTCTCTATGGTGATGAGGTTGCGTGCCTCGGGCGATAATCTAGGCAATACTTTTATGATGCCTTCAGGGCCTTGTTTGCCTGATATGTGTACGTTGATCTTGCAGCCATCATGCCATGATCTGCCATAGCCCATCCACCTGGCCATTGACACGTGATACTCGAATTCCAATATGCTCCTCTCCACTATGTCTGGATTGTCCGAGGCCAGCACGCAGAACTGTCCTGGATGGAAGCTGACCTTGACATCATTGCGCCTTGCAGCTTCTCCCACAGGTGCAAATATCCGGGCCAAGTGATCCTGTATCTCTCTCCTCTGCCACCAGTCGATCCAGTTCTTCTCTGTGTAGCCCTGCAGCATCTCAGATCCCAACCGCACCATCCTGCGCTCGGGCGGCAAGGTGCCAACGCGTTCCACAATTCTCACCGCGGCCGCCGCGTTGTGGTTCATGATGTCATATTGTCGTTGCTCGGCCTGTTCCGGGTGCTCTCTGAGCCAGCGCATGGTGGTGCTGCGGCCATTGAGTTCCCTGTCCTTGGCGTTGACTTTCATGCCGCCAAATTCAGATCTGTCGTTGAGCCACTTGCAGCAAAAACCTATGCGTTTTACCATCTGTTTATTGTAGCACACTATCGCCAATTGTCAACGACGAAAGGGTCACCGCACGTGGATGGCTTGGGTTCTCCGTGGAAGACAGCTACACGATTTTCTGCTGATATCGTGGGTGGATGCTCGAACACCTTCTTGTTGCCTTTGATAATCTTGGTGTCCTTGCGCCCCTGCATCTCCCACTTGTAGCTGCGAATCCATTCATCGGGCCAATGCCTTATATCTGCAACTGCTCTTTTGGTAATGTAATCTTGGTCACCATGATTGGATCCTATTATCTTGGCAGAATTTTGAGAGAATTCTGTCCAAAGATAATCCAGTCGCCCGGTCTCCCAGCGCATGACTGAGGAGTTGCTGAGCTTCCAGTCTGCCACCCTGCATCTGTTGAAATCTCTTATGATCATGAATTCATTGGCTTTGTGTGAAAATAAACAGTCGATGTTTTTAAAAATGATAACGTCCAGATCGAAATACAGTATGGTTCCTCGTATGGGCAACTCTGGAGAGAACATGAATAATTTGCTCCACCAAGTCTTGATGCCAGGCAGCGTTGGCAGTGTAATGACATTGATCCCAGCATCTAATCCTTTTGGGTCTTCAGTTAGACAGTGGAACTCAAATGGCACCGTGATGTGTCGCTGACACATCTTCTTAAGCACGTTGACATATTGGCTGGTATACTTGTTGCCCCATTTGACGCAGAGCACATGATTAGGCATGTCTGGAGCTCCAATCATATCCTGGTCGTAGCAAGTCTATCTGCATCTGTTTGTAGTTATGATCGCTCCACACATAATTATAAGTGTTTTCAACATCTCCTATCTTGATCTTATAAATGTCTAGATGCTGTGATAAATTTTTCAATATTACATCAAACTCTTTAGTACCAAAACTCTTTTCAAGATTGACTTGTCCTAATTTAATGAAACCAAAACTCAATTTTGGCTCATCATAATCAATTTTATTTCTTTTTAACCATTCTCTGAATTTAGATTGTTCTTCACTATGCCATGGATGTACTCCATTATCTAATATATCTCTACCCCATTCTATGTCAAATTCTCCCGAATAATACTGCAGAGAAGTAATAGATGAACACACAGCATCATCAATATTTTTACCTTGCTCATCTCTAAATACCTCCAGATGTGTCTTGCCGATCTGCGCCCAGTGCAGGTAAACACCTCCTAGTGATCGATCATATCTATTTTTTAGAAATAAGTTATAATCTTCCTCTTCCAGCTTGTATCTAGGAGCATTTAGGAAAGTTGTAATCTGCGAAGGCCTTTGCCATTCAGGTGCAACATGTTTCTTTCTATTTGATAAGGCCCAACTTTCTAGCTCGTGGCAAAGGTCGTTGAGCTGCCGTATGGCCCATTTGGTTTCATAATCAGCCAATCGATAGTATGGACTAAGTTTTTTAACTTCTCCCTGCAGATCTTCGAAATATCTGTGCAACCTGTTCATAGGCTCGTGATTTAATTTTAAATCTTTGTCAATTACTAGTTCTCTATTAAAATGATCATGAATAGGATACGGTTTGAGTCCATTAACGACCCATTCATTCTGATAATTAAAACAGTTTATCTGGAATATGGCAGCATTTATTGCTTTGCAAAGATAATCAAGGTCACGGGGAGAATCAGCGAAACCCATCCAACAATAGTTCTTTTCAAGATGTAAGTTATTTTTTAAATTTTTTTTTAAAGATTCTAGCCAGCGATAGTGAAAATCTGATTTCTCTACCTCTATATAGTAACTGAGTGTATCGTCAAATTTTCTTGGATTACGTATTGTAATTTCAATTTCGTCCATGTGCGCTTTTGTCGTTATCTTTTTCAAGTAGAGTTTTTGCTTTAAGTATCAATGCTTTTTTATCTATTTTATAATTTATATTTAAAGGCATTTGCTCTAAGTTCCAAATTCTTCTAGGACAGTGACTTTGAGGGAAAAAATTCAATATGTGAGATCTAAGAACATACTCTTCACATTGTGATATTACGAATGAGTATGGTTTATGCCCTTTTATATCGTCCTCTATGGCTATAACGGCAGCATCTTTCACTCCAGGATGTTGTTTCAATACATCCTCAATCTGCTTAGGAAAAATATTATGACCGCCACTAGTAAACATGTCATCAGCACGCCCTAGATAAAAATAGAAACCATTTTCATCGATTCGAAACAAGTCGTTTGTGATGAAATAACCATCATCGGTTAGACTGTGGCTTGTTGCGTTCGTATATCCTAACATGGTAGATGGGGAGCGCAACTGTAGTATGCCATCTACTATCCTGTAATCTATTTGGGATAAGGGGTATCCAACACTTAAATCTGGGGTAGGTAATGTTGGATGTTCTCCAAAAATATTTGGTCCGCTTTCGGTTGATCCATATACATTTCTTAAACGAACTTGAGGAAATATTTTTTTTGTCTCAGTCCATAGGTAATTGCTTATTGTTGCAGAAGAGGTAGTTATAAATTGTAGACTAGATAAATCTAATTTAGATAATAGTTCTTTTTCATTTAATATTAAACTAAGCATACTTGGAACAACACTAGCCGAATTTATTTTATGTAAAAAGATTTTTTTTAAAAATTTTTTACTATCAAATTTTCCTAAAAAAACGGAGGTGTTATGCTTTATTAATGACATCTCTAATTGGATCAATCCAGCTGCCCAAGTTAATGATTGTGATATGAGCATTTTTTCTTTATCTCCAGTTATTGTTTCGACTTTTTTCCTTAAAAACATTTTGTGTCGATGAGATCTTATAACTCCTTTGTAATTGGAAGTTGATCCTGATGTATATAAAATCACAGCAGGATCATTGTTCTTTACAGGATATGTTTCAAAATCAATTATCTTATCTTTTGGAAATACCGGATCGATCCATAAAAATTTTAATTTATCATTTTTAGCAATATAATCAATCTGTGACTCGGGCACAACAGGATTAATCAATACCGCTACGCCTCCCGTCTTTAGTATTCCCAAGTAAGCTGCAACAAATCCTATCGAATTGAAACCTTTTATCCCTACGCGATCACCAGGCTTAATATTTTTTTCTGTTTTTAATATATTAGCTGCATGATTAGACATGTCATGCAATTGTTTGTAGGTGACTTTGCCACGATCATCTATTAGTGCGATTTTGTTTAAGTCCTTGCCTAGGTTTATTAAGTTGCCTAAATTATTATTCGGACTTGTTTCTTGTGTAGATTGCACTGTTTGCTCCATGTTCGCGACATTCAACCGAGTCCAGCCACACCCGGCCACCACTCTGTTGTTCTATGATCTTACTTACATGGTTGTACACATACTCGGCAAATTTCTCGCAGCCCACCGCTGGCAGCACTCTCACATCTGCGATGTTGCCATCCAACAGCATGATTGCTTGGAATTCTGGATCGTCCTCTGCAATACAGAGTGTGTGATCAAATTGTTCTTTCAACCAAGCCTTGATTTCTTTTAGTCCTCCGAAGTCCTGCACCCAATTGCGATCATCCAGCGCAGTGCAGCCAAACACAAATTTGAATGCAAGCGAATAACCATGTATCCATCGACAGTGTGAATCTTTGGCTCGCCATTGTCGGAAAGCACAGCTCAGGCCCTCGTTGTGATCGTATGTTTTTGTTGAATAATATGCCAACTAAATCTCCTGTTATGACATGCAGAGTATTTAGAGTGGGAATGAATGTCTTTAAGTCCACTATCTTTATTAATTTATCTAGTGTAGCGTAGTTCCTGTTATTTTGTCAATGTCTAAAGTGTCGGCTAATTCCGAAATACGATTTGAGAGATTGTTTGGCACGTCCATTTTACCATCGATGATGGCCTTGAGAAAGTGCACCAGCACCACAAATTCGGGACTGCGGCTGAGAGATTCTGTATTGATGCCATGTTTTTCCATTGCGTCGAGCAATGCTTCTGTGGCGTCCGTCAAGCAATTTATGCTTTCTTGATGTTTTTTCAACATTTTAATATTGTACTTTCTATAGAAAAATTGTCAATTGAATTTAAATTCATTTAACCAACGCTGCCTTCCAGGCTGATGCTGACCAACTTCTGCGCCTCCACGGCGAACTCCATGGGCAGTTGTTGCAGCACTTCCTTGCAGAATCC